GTTCATCACAAACTGAGCTTCGCCAATGGCGCTTCAGCTTCTCACGCGTCCGCGCTAACCCTTTCTCGAAAACTACATATCCTTTCGGATCTGAGTTAAGAGTGAAGGGCTGTCTCAGTTTCCACCCGAGAGAACCAAACTCCTCAACATCAGTGGCGCCCCTTTTGGGGTTTCGCCGAGTGAGGGTTGGTAATCGAAGGCTGTCCTGGTTTTCACGCCATTTGAAGTCATAGCTTATGAAGTATTCATCATACTCCACAGGTGGACCTAAATGGTAGGGAAGAGCAGAACGAGGAAACAGTCTATGGTAAACGTCCCGTACGAGTTTGGCACACACTCCGGTCTCATTACTGAGGCCGAGTCGAGCGCCCGCTCTAACAAGACGATTATGAAGCCTAACGAAATCAGCGGGCCTGCGGCATACATCTTTTTGATAACAAGGAGTAACATCCTCAAGATCAAAGAACTGCTTACCGCACGACTCGAAGAATCGAGAAGGCGACGTAAAGGATTTTTCATGGTTAACCTGAAAACCCGCCCAATCGAGGACCTTGCGGACCTCGCTTTGACGGCTATCAGGAACCACGATGTCATCCCCATAGACAGAGACTACACCATCTCCGTCGACCGCTGTTGAACAAAGGGCCCAGAAGATCAAGCTCTCTAATTCAAAAGTATAGGCATTGCCCATGCTTGAGAATTTGGAGAGCAAGAAACTCTTTTTGCCCCAGTAAGTTCTAGGCGATCTGACGGCGTCAAGCATCTCGAACCAATCACTTGGGAGGAGTAGCTTAACCAGATTGGTGCAAAGGGTGTCGCTAGCCATCTTTAGGTCGATAGTCGTAAGATTATCTACCAGAGCGTGGAAAGCGTGACTTTGGTTGATCGTCTGGTCATCCAAGTCAATACCCCAACGCTTAAGTCTATAACGGATATGGCGGCCGATGCCTTGCTGAACGAAACCGTTCAGTGTTGGCTCTGCAGCTATTGTCCGATTAGTCTTAGCGTTCTTGTCGACAGTTAACCCGCGGTTTCCATTTACGACTTTGATGTCGGAGAATCCTCCTACCAAAGTTGTCATATAATCATCGTGTGCGAGCACACGACAGACATATGGGATAGCCTCGAGTGTTACCGTTGGCTTCGTCATTTTTCCGATAACGTTGGTGCCCCTTCTGAGATCAGAAGTGGCGCCGTTACCGAACCGGCATAGCATGGCGATGCGATCAACGTCGAGAGGACCTAGCACGAGTCTGATTTTACGCTGAACTTCCATTATGAAAGACGGCGCTACGGAGTAGTTACCCGTAGATGCTTCGTGTTCGAGTCGCCTGTTCGTGTGAAAGCACGACCGCTCAGCGCCTAACCAGGCGGTGAGTGCAACTTCATTCAGGTTCGCGCCTGTTGCTAATCCCTTCCACTTACGTAGAAAGGACGTGCAAACATACGCTTTCTTGAAATCAGTCGCGTTGCTAAATTTCGAAGGGTCAGAGTCCAGATTTGCGATCTCAAGATCGGATAAGGATCCCCAGCCCTCCGTCGGTGCGAGCTGTTTGCAGAGGAGCTTGAAAACAAGTCTCTCCACACTCGTGTGTGCTGCAGACATCTGATTTGCCTTTCCGGTTAGGAATAGCGAATCAGAGATTCGACAGTGCCGATGACGTCAGCATGATTCTGAAGAAGATGATTCATCTTCCGCAGATTCTTGCGGTCAAGGACAGTCGAACGCTCGGGGAGAATGTACTCCGTAATGCTACGGGGCACGTAAGCGACAGTCGGAGCGGGAAGAATCCCGCTCACGGTGCTGTTCGAGACAGTCTCAAGGACTGGCTCGTGCAGACCGATGACTGCGCGCGACGTACGCCCCGCAGCAGAAGTACCACTCACCGCAACAGGCGGCTTCCTAAGGTCGATAGACACACGCCAAAAGCCAACAGTGTTGGCTTGAGACTGGTCTTCGTACCAAAGGACGCCGTTCTTGTCACGACCGACCGGAACAAAGGTGTGATTCACAGGGGTCGCCTGTGCGTCCGCGAGGACGATGTTGGTGGCATCTGCCATGTCAACTCCAGGTATACGGCTCGTCCCACTTGTGTGGGCGTCGCCGATAGGTTGGACTCAAAGAGAGCCTGGGACTCCGTCGGTTTCGTGCCGACAGAGTTTCCGGACTAAAACCCAAAGATAGCAAGCTAGCTAAGGATAGAAGCCGGGACGAACCCAAATTCACATCGACTTGTGGTCGAGATGGAAGAGGGTAGCTTGTTAAGGGCGTGCGACGAATACGAAGGAAACGAGCCTTACCAGAAAACGTATTTTCATACGAATCCTGGGGGATCATCCCCGACGTGTACGTATTACTCCCTTGGAATGCCGTGAGATCCGTAACGTAGCCATGTACGAATCTGCTGTCGTAGATAAGACCTGTTTCGATGTTTCGTAGATACGAACCAACGTCATAGGCCCAGTCAACGACAAAGCTAAACGGCATTAACTCCCAAGCAAGCGAAACCGGATTCAAAGAAGTCCACCTGGCCAAATCAGTATCTCTACTGGTAAGGCAGGTGCCCACTGTGGTACTGCTCTTGACGGGTCCACGCATTTGAAATGTGTCGACACCGCCATTAGCATTAACATAGCGGATCCTTGGATGGTAACGCGTGATACTAGCCCTAGCAGAGTGCCTTTCCAGCTTTCTCAGAGTGAATCTGAGTGACTCATCAGCAGCACCGTAAATAGACCCCAAGAGGGGCTTAATACCGTACTGATAGGCGAGCCAGAGCTGTCCAGGTACACGCAAAGGTCCAAAGCGCTTTCTAAAATCACGGGCATACTGCATAGCATTACCGGTAACGTTGGCCATTCGGCCGACTTGACCAGCTTCAGCAAGATCAACAGAGAGGTCTAAACCACCTCGGTTTTTCTCGTTGAGACGATCGAGTGCGACGTTATAGGTATTACCCATGTCAGTATAATCGAGAAGGTCGAAAGCGCCCTCACTCGGAGAAGGAGGGCCGCCGAGCCAGTCCCCATCGTAATGAACTTCAGGAGGATAGCATCCCCACCACGTACAGTATTGATACCGTGTGTAGCGGGTGAGCTCTAACTCCCGAAGGTCAAACGTATAGGCATTGATCGGCATTACTCCTCCCGGGGGAGGTTTGGGTCGCGGGCCAGTCGAACCTGACTGAAATCGAGTAAACAGCAACCGTTTAGGGTCCGGCGCAGGGTATAACCCTGAGCAGTTCCCAGGGGTTGCTATAGCGATGTTTTGCATCAACGATCTCC